AATTTTCACTCACCTATAGTTGGTAATGGTGGTGGAGGATTAGGATTAAAGACCTCTGGATCTGTTTTTGGCACAGCTGAGACATCATTATGATAGATGGTGTGTCTAGTATAATAGAACTGAGCAGTAACTTTTGTTAACAAAGTTGAACCAAACTGCAAGGGAACTGCATCAATTTGATATGGCCACGCTCTTTCTAACACGTATGTTACAGATGGTCTTAGTTTACGATAAGAAGGACCTATCTCAGTCTTTGTAACGGTAATATCTCTACAATAAGAGTCTGGATATGATAATCTATTAGTTCTGTTAGCGTTTCTAGGTGAAGAATTTGTAATCTGATCAATCTTAAGATCTGGTGCGTCTACAGGTCTTTCTCCAAAAATGCTTCCATACCATTCATTTAAAAACTTTAGCGGAGTCATGTTAGCATCACACTGAAATCCTAACTGAAACTCTGAAAAAACACGAGTATGTGGGTAATTTATCTGACCCTCACCCATGTATCTACCTTTTAGTGTGCCTGATGCAGCAGTAACGTTAGGTAACTGAGCTTCATCACATAAAAATTCAAATACATTATCAGTCAAATTCATGCCTGCTACAGTCACTGCTGGGTTAGGAAACTTCACAACAAAGCTATTTGCCAATGACATTCCGCCATTAGCATTCATTACTGATAAGAAACTTTCTATAGACACGCTAAATATCTATGTTGGTACAACTATATTTATGGCGTACTCTGGGTATTATAAACCTATACATCCTCAGAAGTACCGTGGCAACCCGACAAATATTGTTTATAGGTCGCTATGGGAACGAAAGTTCATGGTGTTCTGTGACAATAACCCTAGTATATTACAGTGGGGAAGTGAGGAAATAATCATACCATACAGGGCTCCTGATGGTAAGGTGAGAAGATATTATCCAGATTTTTGGATTAAAGTTCGTGAAAAGTCTGGTAAGATCACGAAGTATATCATTGAAGTAAAACCCAAAAAGCAAACACAACCACCGAATGACAAAAATAAACGAACTGCCTCCTATCGTAATGCTGCATTAACATACGCCAAAAATCAAACTAAATGGTCAGCGGCTCGTGAGTATTGTGAAGACAGGCAGATGAGCTTCTTAATACTAACCGAGGATCATTTAGGAGTATGAAAAAATGGCAACAGGATTCGCGTCTGTACAACGCAATAACATAAACACAAATCCAGGTTACAAAACACTTTTTGAACGAATAAGTGCTAAAACTGGAGGAGAAAAAAAATCACTAGCATGGTATCGTGCTGCTGTAAAGCAAGAAGCTAGTGCATATAAGAAAAATTTTAATAAGTATATCTTGAATGAGAAGAGTGACAGAGTTGGTGCTGTAGAAGAGCAAGATGCCAATGAACTTCGTAGATATACTGTGCAAGGTCACCTTTACATGTTTGAATACAAGGCAAAGATGAAATGGTTACCATACTATGATAGATTTCCACTTGTATATGTCTTAAAGTCAAGTAGGAGTGAGTTTTGGGGTCTCAACCTACATTATTTGACACCAAAGAAGAGAATTCAAGCTACTAAGAAATTATTACAAGGTAGAATTGACTTTCCTAAGAGATGTTTCCATAAATACCTACAGCCCCATGTTGACGGTTTGTTATTAGATTTAGCTGCGAGTGAGTGGGATACCGCTATCCTCTTACCTACGGAAGATTTTGTGAAAGACATGAACGGTATGGCATTTCCTATTCCGAAGGAAGATGTCTGGGAAGAAACAAACGAAAACTTCTACGATAAAATCAGAGGTCAAAGAGTTGTGAAAGGATACGGAACAACAAAATCTAGGGAGATGGCTAAGTAATGGCATTAGATCCAATTGGAACCCAATATAAAGGTGCTCCTGAAAAATTTCCAACAGGAGGATACTATAGAGGTATTGACGGACGTTATTATGTCTGGAGGTTCCGAGGTAAAAATCAAGGAGGACCCGTATGGGTAGTGCAAGATGAAAATCCTGCATTAAGTCCTGATGCTTTCGCAATGATTAAAGTGGGTAAATTTCTGATTCCATCGGATGCTCCTTCTTCTCCAACTTTTAAACCACCTGTTGTAGAAAATGACGATGCAGTACCAGCACCGATGGCTTTGTCATTTCCTGCTGACATGAGAATTGGTTATGATTCTGACTATGTAATGTTTGACTTCTATAATTATCGTCCTCCATTTCAAGGAAGAAGCGACATAAATGATGAGCAAGCATTGAATGCTACTTTAGCTCAATACAATTCAAGTAGATATGATGAAGAATATAAACGAGATGAAACTTTTCCTCAAATTAGATTATACATGCCTGATGATATACAAGATGCATTCAAGGCAGACTGGCAAGGAAAAGCTTTTGGAGGTATTACCGCTGGTCTTCTAGCATCTGCTGGTGCTGATACGATTAAGAAAAAAGTAGAAGGTGCTTTTAAAACTTTAGGAGACTCCTTAAACAAAGCTCCAATTAATGCTGCGGCTAATACAATTACAAAGTTATCCAGTGGTATTACTGGAGATTCTATTACTGCTGATGATGTTTTTGGTGGTATCTCTGGTGTTGTTAGAAATCCAAACACAGAATTATTATTTGAGAAAATGAACCTGAGAACTTTTGATCTCACGTTTAAGATGGCACCATATAGTGTAGAGGACTCTGAACAGATTGATCAGATCATAAACAACTTTAAAAAAGCAATGTTACCAAGATATGCTCTTGGTGATGCCAAAGTATTTGGTTACCAAGATGATCAAAATGGTGCTATACAAGCAGGATTTATTAAAGTGCCTATGGTATGTCAAGTATCATACATGACAGGATCAGCACCTCACGCATTTTTACCAAGATATAAGAAGTGTGCTATCACAGACTTTAAAGTAAATTACACACCTGATAACAATTATGCATCTTTGAACAATACATTTCCTGTTGCTGTTGAGATAAACATTAGTTTCCTAGAAACAAAACTCGTCTTTGCTGAAGATATTGATCCTACTTTAGATCCAGATTTCCATAATACAGCACCATCAGGACAACAGTATGGTCCTATGGGAAGTGATGTTAGATTGAAAGAGAACATTACTAAGGTAGGAAACTCACCATCTGGTATCAATATTTACGAGTGGAATTACAAATCAGCACCTGATACTAGGTATCGTGGTGTCATGGCACATGAAATTCTAGAAGCACATCCAGAAGCTGTTGCACTAGAACCAGATGGATACATGAGTGTTTTCTATGGAAAAATAGATGTAAACATGGAGAGAGTAAAGTAAATGTATTTTTCTATCCTACCTGACATTTCATATGATGAGAAACCTATCAGTTATCCTTTCTCAGAGTCTGCATTTGTAACTGCAAAGAATTTCTTTCGTAGGTACAAAGTAAATGAAGATGTATTCTCCTACGCTGTCTTCTTCAAGAAGTATGCGATTGTAGATGGAGAGCGTCCAGATTCTCTAGCTTTGAGAGCATACGGGGATCCATTTTATGATTGGGTCATTCTTTTGACTAATAACTTGGTCAATGCACAGTACGACTGGCCTATGACTAACCTTGAGATGGAAAAAGTGTTGGCATCAGAGTATGATAATCCATATACAGATATAGATCACTATGAAACTATAAAGATTGGACAGTATCCTGCTGGTCTACATGTGGATGAGACATTCTACAATGGACAACATAAAATTAATATAGATGGTAACATGACAATAAAAAACGGTAACGAGATTTGTAGTCCCGTCACCGTTGCTGAAAATTTGTTTAGAGAGAACGAAAAGAAGAGAGAAATTTATCTTCTTAAACCTGCTTTCTTCCAATCATTTGTAAATGATTTTAGGAAACAGAATCTCTATAAGAAAGATGATAATTATATCAATCAAAGATTAAAGAAAACTGGTTGACTTTTTTAGCAAAAAAATTGCGGAAAAATTTTTTCCAGTTTTATGGAATCACCAATCGGATTCTGGACAAGCATCAGGATTCTTTTGTATGAACTGATGCACATAGCCATGAACATCAACTTCATATGAATGATGTGCTTTAGTATGAATCATCTGCACAAGAAGTAAAAAACCCAGAATCATTACGTTGATCTGGGTTATTGGATTTAAGAATGCTCTTAAATACTTTTTCATCGGATGAATTTATCCATCTTCAGTTTAATGTAATACATTCCAACGATCCACAAGGAGAAGAGAAATCCTTCTCCGTAGCTCATGGAGTTCCATGCATTAACTGCACCGTCAATCATTGCGAAATGCATTTAGTCCTCCTCTGCAAGACGAGCAAAGTAGGAGAGAGCATCATCATCATCAACGACTGCTTCCTGCTTTACAGGAGATGGTGCTGCTACTGGTTCATTAAAAGTATCAGCAGTGTGATCATAGCCACGACCTTCACTCAGATCTTCAAGAGACTCATCAACAGGACGAGCAACAGGACGTTGCCCAATACCAAGGACAAGATTCAACCTCTTCTCAAGGTCTTCGTATGACTTGAACTGATCTTTAGAAGTGAATGCCTCTAGTGAGTGTTCTTTCTTCCAGACCGCTTCAAGTTCATCATCGTCTGCACTAAGAGCAGACACACTATCAAACTCAGAGCTGTCATAGTTCCAGTAACCTGCAACTTTTTTGATCTTCAACTTGAAGTTAGCACCCTCCCAAAGATCAAAGACATTGACAGGAGTCTCGTCTTGGAACTCAGGTTGCATGGCAGCAAGGATCTTATCATGGATCTTCTTACCATACTTGTAGAGGAATACCTTACCCTCATTCTCAGGATGCTTTGGATCCTTCACGACATAGATGTTGCTGTAGTAGGAGAGTTTCCTCTTCTGCTTACGAGCAGTCTCTTTGTCTTCATCAGCACCGCTGTTCCAGAGACGGCGGTTGACTTCACCAACGGGATCCTTCTCGTTGATTGTAGTCAGAGAATTTTCAATGTACCAACCACCAATACCTTGGAAGGCATGGGAGTACACTTTTGCCCACGGAATAGTTTCACCTTCTGGAGCAGGAAGGAATCGGATCACGGCATAGCCGTTACCAGCAGCGTCAACCTCTGGTTTCCAGAACCTTTCATCAACGTTCTTACCGCTGGATGACTTCTCTAGTTCCTTCTGAAGGTATGAGAAGTTGTTCTGAGATTTACGCTTTAGATCTGCAAATGACATTAGATTACCTCGGATTAATTTGGATTTGGTTTTAGTGCCCTAATCACTCAAACATAATAACAGGCAGAAGGACGGGCGTCAACCCCCTGCCTCTAGTTGTTGCTTCATGCGCTCTACCTTTTGTAGTAACTCATCAAACATCTGTTCAATAGGTGTGTCAGGTGTAGCACCCAACATTATAACACCTTGCTTCATCGTTTCAACAACAGACTTAGCCTCAGGATCTTCGCTCAACTTGGCACGAGCATAGAAGATCTTTTGTTTTTCTATTAATTTTTCTAGAGCTTCAAAGTAATCCTTCTTTCTATCTGTATCAAGAAGGACAAAATTCATGGCAGATCTGAAACAGAACTGCTGTAGCTCTAACATCTCTTGGATGTCACCTTTAACTATATCGGAGTGGAAAAAACTCATACTAGCATTAACTTCGCACGACTGGTTTTCTTCATAAAATTAAGTTGCTGTGCTTCGTATCGCAACTTTTCTTTCAGCGGTTTGCTGATCAATTTGTTTACACTATCTAGTTCAATTTCATTCACTTCACAGTAGTGGATGACCGAATCAATGTAATTCATATCAGGATTGTCAAAGGCAATCTTCTCCACTTCCTGCGAGAATCTCGCAGATGTCATAAATCTATCCTCTAATAATTGTTTCTTGTCCATACCGTTCTTGATACTCCGAGATGTAGCTCATCAATCTGATGAAATATTCTTTCTTTGGAGGAAGCACTACAACCTGAGTCTCTCCGTTTTCACAAGCAACGATTGTGACGAGCTGTTTAACAGTCATCCCATATTTTTCTTGCAACATACATGCGTATGCTGTTTCTTGAACGAAGTAGTCGTATAAGTATTCTTCACGCTTAGGATGTTCTGCTGTCTTGAAATCAATAATAGACAACACTCCATCAAACTCAGCGATACAATCAACGCGACCTGCCAATTCTAAATGCTTGGAGTAGAGCGCAGCTTCCTGTAAGTAAATATTATTTATACGGTCTAGAGTATCCCTAGAATGGTGGAACATGAGCACAGGAAGTGGGAACTTACTGTACTTTTTTAGGTCTAAGTTGTTGTTAAAATAATCCTCTACAATAGAGTGATACTTTGTGCCACGACCAGTAGCACGAGTGGATTTAGCGTTAGCCTTCTCCTCACCAACACGAGCACGCCACTTAGCAATGCTCGCTTTCTTCTTAGCATTGTTACTAATCACTGTGGTGACAGATGGAAACTTATATCCCTCAGGTGTGAGGTACATACGCTTTCCATTTACCATCTCAGCAGACATTTCAATTGGATCTACGCCACCTAAGTGATTAAACAATTTCATAGACCCAGATTAATTTTGTTGATAAGGTAGGACTTAACAAGACCAGAACGAACGATGTCTTCAATACCAAATTCTACCAATGAAAACTCCTCCATGTTCTGAAGGATACGTTGGAAGTCAATGATGCCTGTACGCTCACTGATCTTTTGTAAGTCAGTTTGTGCAGCATCACCACAGAAAATGATCTTACTGTCTTGTCCAACACGAGTGATGATACTATCTAATTCATGGAAGTTTAAGTTCTGACACTCATCAATAATAACAATAGAATTATCTAATGTAGTTCCACGAATAAAACTGGTAGACCAGAACGAGATAGTTTCTTGTGCCTTAAGATTATCATACAACATTTCGTACGAATTGTCATCAGGCATTTGAAACATGGACTGAACCATATTTTTATATGGAATCTGATAGAGTGAAGACTTATCTTCATGGTCGCCAGGTAGGAAACCAATCTCTCTAGTAGAGACTAGAGAACGAACGATATAGATCTTCTCATATGGTGAGTAATCATCTAACACTTCTTTGAGTGCCTTGTACAGAGCCACGAATGTTTTACCTGTACCTGCTACACCATAAGCGTAGATCATTTTACCTGCATCCCATTCATCAAACATCACCTTCTGATTATCAGTGAGTGGTTCAATAGGAAGCATATAATCAGCACTAATAGGTTTGCGACGCTTCATTTGTTTAGCAGTCATACCTTGACCTGGTGCTTTAGTTGTCTTCTTTTTTACTGGCATACTAATAGTTGTACTTGTCGGTAATAGTTCTGTTTCCTTTAATTTTTGCTTGAGGAACAATTTTGTTCTTCATGATGTCTGTCCAGCCAGGATGAGAGGACTTCATTTTGTCTCTCCATTCTCCCACCTCACCAGAGGCAGGACAAGTAGAGGGATCACTCCAATCTCTATCCCAATCGGGATTATCAATCTTCCACTGATCCCAGTCATGAACGCTAATCTTAACTTCCTTCTGTTCTCCAGTGACTTTATTAATTACAGGATATGTTGCCATTAGTTCCACTCCAATGCTTCAGCACAAATAGGAAATTGTTCACAGAATACACGCTTTGCATCGTTAGCGATGTCCATGTGTTCTTTTTGAGTGCCATGAGCACTGCGTAGATCTATATAGTGAATCCAAGAACGGCATGATCCTGTCATGTAAATTCTGGTTGGTGTTGCCAAAGGTAGTACCATTCTAGCACACTCTTTTGCAATTCCTACTCTCAACATCTGTTTGTAGATGTCCATACCTTCCTGAAAGTAACGGTTAACCGCAATCTCAAGTTCTTGTTTTAAGAAAGGATCAACATCATCAATACTATTCTGTCTGTTCTTATCATCTTGACGACGTAGATCAAACATAGGAATCTCACTTGCTAACATAGAACTGTCAGCATACCGCTGAGAAAACTCTTGATATGTGAACGAACGGTGCCTCAGAATTTGAGCTGCGATTGCTCTCGTAGTCTCAATCTCTAGAGTCATATGTGCTTGCTCAAATACAGACCAGTGGTTGTGTTTGATACAATACTTTAGCAGACCAGAAACCTTAGGATTCTCCTGATTGTTTGGGTTGCTTACTCTCGCTACGTAACCCATTGTTTTTTCTGCGTCTGGTGTTACTGTTACCAGTTTCACTGAGTTCATTACTAAATCCTTTCTCCTTTTTTCGTTGTAATTGTTTTGCTTTTAGTAGAATTTTAGCACGAGCTAATTGCAATGCCATGTATTGGATCTCATGTTCTGAGTACAATTGTGGATTTACTTTAGCTTGTTTAATAGCCTTCTTTGCCAGTCTAATCTGGTCTTTGAGTCTTGTCATAGTACGCCTTGTAGTAAGCAACGATTCCTGATGTAGTCATATTACCTTGGGAAACCCAATCATGAACACATTCATAAATGCTTTGACTGCTATGGCGTGGTGATCCATCAGAGTTATTACCTGATCCAAATCTTTTGAGGAGAATACTTAGTCCTTGCTCTCTTACATTCATTCGTTCATCAATGTACCGCCAGTCAGTCTGCATATCCGTCATCGTCGTTCTCTGATGTTACTACTCTAGCATTTGTCTTATTTACATGCTCATCCCAAGGATGAACATACCTGTATGCATCTACATTTGAATAGACTTCACTCTCAAGTGCATTCACTAGAGACTTGAGATTCTTAACGATGAGTTTGAGTTTATCTCTGTCCATATATTTAGGAGTTCAGATGAGGACATCTTACCATAAAAAAAGAGGGGTTGCAACCCCTCTGGCTATTTAAGTTAAAACAGTCTTACATATTCGTTTACATTCGTGTTGGTTTAATGAATCGCACTCAATTAAACATTCATAATAGTCGTTTAATTTGGAGTCTAGTTCATCTTCATAGTTCCACCCATCCATTTGAGAACGTGATAACAGGTTGTGCATTAACCACCTCCGTAAAATTGACACATAATGTAGTAGGGTCAGGGTTCATGATACACCTCTCTAATTCTACCACTATTTATTGTCATACCAACACATTATAGCATACTTGACATAAAAATAAATGCCTACGAGTTAATACTCATAGGCATAGATTTAAGATGTGATCTTCCAGTTATTGATAGCGCCAAAGTTAACTTTTAAGTAAACCCATTTAGCGTAGTGAACACCACGATAGGTCAAGAATCTGAAGACTCTATCTGGATCGTGCTTAACAGGATCAAACTCTGGAAGATCGGGACGATCCCAATCAACCTTGATCCTTAGCATTTTATTACCTCTGTAATTGTACTAGTTTAACCTCACCATAAATGATGGCAAGGAAGGCAATACAACCTAGAGATGTGATACCGACAATCTGTAGTGCTTCTACCATTGTTCTAGACTCCCACCATCTTACGTTGTACTTTGATACCACGATACATTAAATCGTGACGCTGTTTCTTAGCAGCTTCTGCAAGAACAGCTTCCTTATATTCTTCAGCGTTATAGCTAACGCCACGGTAAGTGACTTGTGTCATTTTAATACTCCTAAAGTAATTGGATTTTTAGCCCCGTTCCTTTAGTCGTTTGCGTCCCATGAACAATGAGGTGTTGCTTCTTGAAGAACTTCAACAAGTTCCACCTTTACTTCGTTGTTCATATAATCATGAGCATTAATGCGTCTGATCATATCAGCAGCATCAGCACATTTCATATCAACATAAAGTAGTAGTTCAAACATGGGATGAACGCTCCGTTCCGCGACTTACTTGCGTCCAATTGCCCAAGGCTTACAGTCCTGATCTGGAACTTTGGTATAGAAGTAATCAATAAGATACTCCCTAGCATCAGGTGTGTAGTTCTCATCACTGAGTACTTCAACCCTCACTTCGTTCCAATCATCACAAGACATTTCCCAATGATATGAGTCGTGTCCTGCAAGGAGTGTTAACAGTAGTGCAAGTCCGTGCATTTGGATGAACGTGTTAGAATACTAACACTATTATTTAGAATTGTCAATATGTAACAATGAATACAGTTATAGTTCTTAATTACCTGCCAGATAAAATGCTTCACCTTTGGCTTTGCATACTCTCTTTACCTGTGCATCATACACTGGAACTGTACCAGCACCAGTGATTAAATTCTTTGCGAAGTCAAACGCTTCTTTGAAACGATTGAATTTATATACATCATCATATGTTTTAGCAGACACTAGAACACCATCACTTCTCCATAATTTCATAGTCTTCCATACAGTAGGTTCATCTAACCTTCTGTAAAAGATCGCCCATTCTCCTGTTGGTGAACCACTCATTTCTTTTTCTTTGGTTGCTTGGGATCTACCCAAAGTTTTGGATTTACTTTACCATTAGCTTGTGTCATACTAATGACGTTTTTATATAGGTCATAGTAATGATCAAAGATATCTGCTGCTTTGTTAGAGATAGTAACATCGTAGCAGATTTTATCTTCGTGTTTATATGACACTAAGTACGCTGTGTATGGTAACGACGTGTCCGTCGCCTTTTCTGGGTCACATTTCTCATGAATAATCTTCACTTTCATACCATATCAACTACGATTTCCCCATTGGATTGAAGGAAAGGCTTGCTCTACACACTGTCTGGTAATCTTCCAACGCTTACCAATCTTCTTATCTTTTACAAGACACAGAACCTCTGCCTCTCCTTGATGCAGTCCTTCTAGTAATTGAATGAACAAAGTCTCACGACGTGTCTGTGAGATGTTTGCACCACCTTTAAAGAACAAATATAATTTGCGATACTCGTGATCTAATTTAGTGTGTTCGGTATCTTCTGGTGCTTCATTCTTTTTATATGGCACCTCACCATCAGGAAGCATAGAGATAACACTCTCATCAAAGTTAGCAATTAGAATAGCTCTAAGTGCTGGAGTGTTGTATTCCTCCAGTAGTTTAACCTTTTGTGCTTTTGTCTTTGCATTGCTAATCTTTTGTAGCACTTCATGCATTAATAATTTCATGACCTAATTGTTATCGTAAGTATATTTATTCCTCTTCCAATTCGTCCTCATTTAAGAAGCGAACTGAGAGGAGTTCTTCATTGATCCATTGACCTTGTGAGTTCAGCATTTCGGGATGAACACTCTGTTCTTCTTGAATATTATACATGTGTTCTGCTTTTACTTCTGCGGCTACCCATCCCGCTAGAACTCCAATTGCCAAGAAGATAAAGGATGTGGTCGCTGAGATGTAGATCATCATAGTTTCAGTCATTGTTCAACTCCGAACTAATTTGTTTCCTTGTCCCACCTAAATTCTAAGTTGAAGTAGACTCTTCTCTTTAGGAGGGAAAAATATTTGGTAAATGTAAAACCTTTAGAAGGTTTTTGATCTTTGTCCTTCTTGTTAGCCCTCCTGAGCATGAGCTCTATGCCTCTATTTATTTTAAGTTCCTTCATTTTTTAGGTGCGGATACTAATCCTTTTTCCAAAAGTAATTTTGCAAAAGGAACTAACCCACCAACAAATGAGTCATCAACGAAGACCACAGGGAATCCCTGTGCTTCTGGATATGTAGTCTTGAATGTTTCTTGATCATCTCCAGACAAATCAGACCAAAGGATCTCAGTATAGTCTGTGATATTTGCTCTCTCTAGTAATTCTTTTGTTCTAGCACACCAAGTGCATCCAGAACTCGTATAAACTTTAACGTCCATAGCCTTTTCTTCTATGTATACATCCCATTATATCATGGGATCAACTTTTTTGCAAAAAAATTGGCGGGAAATTTTTTTCCCCGCCAATGAAATTAGTATTTAATTTTGAGATCAACCAATGCTAGGTGCAGTAAGTGCAACAGGCACAGACTCAGCAGCAGCGAGGTCAAGTGGGAAGTTGTGAGCGTTACGCTCGTGCATTACTTCCATACCAAGACCAGCACGGTTCAAGATGTCTGCCCATGTAGGGATGACTTTACCACCAGCGTCTACGACAGACTGGTTGAAGTTGAAACCGTTGAGGTTGAATGCCATAGTAGACACACCCATTGCAGTGAACCAGATGCAAACAACTGGCCATGCTGCTAGGAAGAAGTGAAGACTACGAGAGTTATTGAAAGAAGCATACTGGAAGATAAGACGACCGAAGTAGCCATGTGCTGCCACGATGTTGTATGTCTCTTCTTCTTGTCCAAACTTGTAACCATAGTTCTGGGACTCAGTTTCTGTTGTCTCGCGGACAAGTGAGGAAGTAACAAGACTTCCGTGCATAGCAGAGAAAAGAGATCCACCGAATACCCCAGCAACACCGAGCATGTGGAACGGATGCATAAGGATATTGTGCTCTGCTTGGAACACAAACATATAGTTAAAAGTACCAGA